GAATGGTTGGTAAAGTATTATGGAAACAGTGATACAATTTACACCTGGACAGATTGTAGCTTTTGCAGCAGCAATGATTACTATATCATCGGCCATAGCAATTATTATTAATCTTATTTCTAAACTTCGTGAGCCTGATAAACTCAGAGATGAAAAGATAAGATTACTTGAGAACCGAATATCTGAGCTCGAAAAAGCAAATAGAGATAAAGATGACAAGTTTGATGGAATTGAAGAAGGTAACAAGATTATTCAGACAGCTCTTTTGGCTCTCTTGAAGCATTCACTAAATGGAAACGATACAGATGCTCTCAAGAAAGCTGAAGAGGATCTCGAAAAATATTTGATTAATAAGTAAAGGAGATTATCAAATGAAATTACCAGATAAAGTTTATGACGTTTTAAAGTGGATCATGTTTTTGGGTGCTCCAGTTGCAACTTTTATTATTGGTATTATAAATGCAGTTAATAATGGAAGTCCAGAAGCTATTGTTACAGCAGTGTTTGGTGGTCTTGCCACTTTAGCTGGTGTTATCATAAAGGTTTCAGATAATGCTTATCAGAAATCGTTAGCTAGCGGAGGTGAAAAGTAATGGGCTGCTTATATTCAAGAGATTTGGTTCGAATTGCTGAAGCCGAAGTTGGCTATCAGGCAGAAGGCAAATGGAATAAATATGCATATGATCTCGACCAGGTAGATTTCTTTACTGGTTGCGGTAAGAAGCAGTATTTGGATTATTGTTCAGTATTTACTTCTTGGTGTGCATATCAGGCAATTAGAAATGATAGTGGTGAGTTTGATCCAGATGTTTGGGATGCTCATTATTTCTTATATCAGCCAGATTCTAATGACTGTGCCGCTGTTGTTAAATATGTTATACAGTATTACAAGGATCATGATGCTTGGTATGAAAGTTATCAAGATCTTTCTGTTGGAGATCAGGTTTGCTTCCAGAATGATAACGGATATTCTCACACTGGTTGGTGTGTAGATTGGGACGATAACGGTTTCTGGACAGTAGAAGGAAACACAAATGGTGGTAAGGTTGCTAAGAAGTACTATAACTTCTCACAGTATCCTATCGGTGGCTATGTAGCAGGTTTTGGTAGGCCAAGATATGATGGTAAAGAATATCCTTCCGGAAATAGTCATTCTTCTGAGCCAGTAGTTGAACCCACACCTGAACCGGTTACAAAACCTGATCCTATTAAAAATGGAAAAACATACACAGTTAGTGTAAATTCTTTCTTGAACATTAGAAATGAACCAAATTCTAGTTCAAAGGAAATGGGAAATCTCTATAATGGAGCAAAAGTAATTGTCCTAGAAGAGCAAGATGGCTGGGGCAAAATTGGAGATAATCTTTGGGTATCTATGGATTATCTTGAGTGAGTTGGATATACTATAATCCCAATCCAGCGAACAATTTAGTTGGCGACTGTGTTGTTCGAGCATTAACGCTTGCATTAAATACAGATTGGGATAAAGCATATGCTGATGTATCTGCACAGGGTTTTCAAATGAAGGACATGCCCTCAGCAAATGAGACCTGGGGTGCACTCCTTAGACGAAAAGGTTTTAAGCGATACATCATTCCAAACGAATGTCCTGATTGTTATACAATCGAGGATTTTTGTAAAGATCACCCATATGGATTATTTGTTCTTGCAACAGGCACACACGTTGTAACATGCGTTAATGGACATTATTACGACTCATGGGACAGCGGAAATAAAATACCTATTTATTACTTTATGAAGGAGAGTTGATAAATGGCTTACGGCAATATGTACAATCAGCCGTCTTATCCGGCACCTCAGATGCAGGGTAATCTTACGGCAGCATACGTTCAGGGAGAAGCAGCAGCTAAATCTTATCCAGTAGCACCTGGTCAGTTAGCAATACTTATAGACACGGAAGACCCGGTTATCTATACTAAGACTACAGACCAGTTTGGAAGACCACTTCCGATAAAGATTCTGGATTATAAAGAAAGGGTTCAGGCATCTCCGATTCCAGCGGCAACTAGCGACAATTATCTTACAAAAGACGAATTTGCTAGTTTTAAGGAAGAAATTATGGCGGCTATTAAAGAATCTACTAGACAGAATAGACCGAATAATTTTAAGAGAACTGAGCGTAAGGAAGAGTAATTATGCCTAGTCCTATATATCAGCAATCTCAACCACAGAATTCTATGCTGTCTATGATAGCACAGTTTAGACAAAACCCGATGAGCATATTATCCCAAAGATATAATATACCTCCGAACATTACTGATCCTAACGAGATACTTCAGTATTTACTTAATACTCAGCAAGTATCTCAGGATCAAGTCAATCGGGTTATGCAAATGAGAAATAATCCACAAATTCAACAATTGTTAAGATAAGGAGATAATTCAAAATGGCTTTATCAAATACCGCAGTTCCCAAATACTACGGTGAATTCAGAGATGCCGTTATTCGAGGGGAAATTCCGGTTAATCGACACATTTCTATGGAAATGAATAGAATTGACGATTTGATAAGAAACCCCGGAATATGGTATGATGATTTAGCCGTTGAGGGTTTTATCAAATTTTGTAACAATGAATTAACTACTACAGATGGTAGTGACCTGGAACTTCTTGACACATTTAAATTGTGGGCAGAACAAGTATTTGGTTGGTATTACTTTGAGGAACGAAGTGTATACGAACCAAATTCAGAAGGTCACGGCGGACATTATGTTCGTAAAAGTATTAAGAAACGTTTGGTTAACAAACAGTATCTTATAGTTGCCAGAGGTGCCGCGAAATCAATGTACGGATCTTGTATACAAGATTACTTCCTAAACGTTGACACTTCGACTACACATCAAATAACCACAGCCCCGACAATGAAACAAGCAGAGGAAATTTTATCCCCTATTCGTACTGCCATAACGAGAGCAAGAGGTCCTCTTTTTAAATTCCTAACAGAAGGTTCTCTGCAAAACACAACGGGGTCAAAAGCAAACCGAACAAAATTGGCATCAACTAAAAAAGGAATCGAAAACTTCCTTACAGGATCTCTTTTGGAAATACGACCGATGACGATCAACAAATTACAGGGTTTGCGAAACAAGATTTCTACTATTGATGAGTGGCTCTCTGGCGATATTAGAGAAGATGTAATAGGTGCCGTCGAACAGGGTGCTTCTAAGATAGATGACTATTTAATTATAGCTACATCTTCTGAAGGAACAGTTCGAAATGGAGCAGGTGATACAATCAAAATGGAATTAGAGGATATATTAAAAGGTGAATATATAAATTGGAAAAGAAATGTGAGAGGAAAAGAATATTATTATGAAGGTAAATTAGAATTTGAAGGAGATTATTTAAATGGGAAAAGAAATGGAAAAGGAAAAGAATATAATTTTGATGGTAAATTAATA